CAGACCACGGCCCCATGGGGCAGGTCGACAACCCATTTTGTAATTCCACCGGTAGAAGTCGTGGTATTCATGGAGACCTAACATGAAGCCTGTCGCTCGCATGTCCAGCGGATTCTCTGCAGCGGTAGCGGATAGCATCAATACTGGGTACTTCTTAGACCCTGTAAGTATCTTGGCATTAACGCTTGTGGCTCCTTTGCATCGATGTACCTCGTCAAAAATTAAAAGTTTCGCTCCCCTGAAAGCCCACTCCCAACTCTTCGCGTCGTTCCATTTTCCCAGCTTTGTCTTACCAGTCTTTAACTTTTCGTAATTGATTACTTCGTGTTTAACTTCGCCTCGATCGAGCCACTCACGCCACGATGGGATGACTGCTTTCGGACAGACGACGATGACGTCTGCTCTTAATTGTTGGGCTAACCAGACCGCTTTAGCCGTCTTACCCGTGCCAGTATCGCTGGCGTCGAGGGCTACGTTATTTTTCTGAAGGCTTTGTAATAACGCTTCCGCTCCCGGTTTCTGCCACTCGAACAATGTGATGTCTGCCATATTCGAGTATCAATAGTGCATCCGCCGTGGACAATGTCACGCTTAAATTTGGAAATCTTCTTTGGGCTTCAGCTTTCAGTTTATTCTTCCATTCCGTCTTGCTAGCCATCCCCTTGCTATTCCCCAAACTCAATGCCTTCTGCCACGCTTGCGGACGAACCATTTCGATTCTAAACCCCAGCGTCATCGAGACACCTAAGATAAAACCGAATCCACGACCGAAATTAAACATCGCCGATCCGGGACTTCCCGCCCCACCTACGTACCCACCTACTTGTTCGATGACAATAACATCGTGATAAGTCCGCAAACTCTTTAGTTTATCCAGCACATCTCCTTCAGTCTCAGGCATCTTTACGGCATCGACCATACCGTTAACAGTTATGGATGCGATACCTCCGCTTGCTCCGGGATCAATAGCTACCATCTAGATTATCTCTTATAAAAAGAGTGGATTGCCAAGGGGATTCTGTTACCATCAGGTAATGTCCCAAATCGAGAAGTATGGCCGAATGTGGCCCGAAGGGGCTACAGCACTTACAATCGAGTTATTGTCCTTTCGAGAGGGTTTAACTCCAGAGCAAGGAGGTCTTGGTAAAGAACAGCACTTTTGGAATGTGGTCGAGATGTTGTGGCCGTACCACCCCAAAAAGAACCCTCAAGGTTTTCAACGCAATCCGTGGGCGGATGAGCAGATCGTCGAGCTTTGTAAGTGGAACTATCTTGGCATCTCTGGGCCTAAGTCATCAGCTAAGACTGAAGTGGTTGGGTTGTGGGGATTAGTTAATTGGTACTCTGCCCCATTCGACACGTTAGTTTTGGTCACCACTACGTCAGTTCGCGAGGCTCGTAAGCGTATGTGGGGTCGAGTCCGCGAACGCCACATGCAGGCGAAAGTGATGCCCGGAAAGCTGGTCGACTCAATGGGCAAGCTTGTGCTGGAAGAAGGTAGTAGTGATCGGTCTAGTATCACACTTGTTCCGTCTGCAAAGGATAAAGAAAAAGAAGCTTCCGAGAAGTTGCTTGGTCTAAAGAACAAACGAGTATTCCTTTTGATTGACGAGGCTACGGATGTATCCCCCGCCATCTTCGAAGCCACAGCCAATCTTTCAGCTAACCCCTTCTTCCAATGCGTGGCCTGCGGTAACTTCAATTCGGCTTACGATCCCTTTGGCCAGTTCGTTACCCCTAAAGATGGGTGGCAGTCCATCACAGTCGACGAAGGTGGTTGGGAGACCAAAGACGGTTTTTGCTTACACTTGGATGGGGAGAAGACACCTAACCTAGATCACGACGATAAGTGGCCCTTCTTGCTTACGGGTAAGAAACTAGAAGAGGACAGAAAACGCCTCGGTGAGAATTCTCTGTCTTACTGGCGGTTTATCCGTTCGTTCCCCGCTCCCGCGGGTTCGGAGGAGAACATCTACAGCGAGGCCGACCTCCGTAAGTTCGAAGCCCATAAGCCAGCCATGTGGGTCGGGGCTAAACAACCCGTTGCTGTAGCTGGATTCGATCCTGGGTTTACTAGCGGTGGTGATAGGTCTGTTTTATTTCTCGGTAAGTACGGAGAGACCGACGCCGGCATGACAGTCCATTTCGACAAGTACGTGGAACTTCAAGAGAACTCCTCGCTAAAGGATAATCCTCGCAATTACCAGATTGCTCAGTTGTTAAAGCAAGAGTGCGAGAAGTATGGTGTTCTCCCTCGATACCTAGCGGTCGACGCCACGGGAGCGGGAGACCCTTTGTGCGACATCATATCGACTATATGGAGTCCGTCTGTTCTTCGGGTTAAGTTCTCCGAGAGACCCAGCAATATGCCTGTTAGCAAAAGCTCCCGCATGAAGGCCGACGAGTCTTATGGGAACAGGGTATCCGAGCTTTGGTACGTAGGGCGGGAGTTCTTGAGGGCTGGGCAGGTTAGGGGTGTAACTATTGATTTAGCCAGAGAACTTGTGGCTAGGCAGTATCGCACAGCCGAGCGGGGTAAAATCTTTGTTGAGTCCAAGAGGGACATGAAGTCTAGGTTCGGAAGATCACCCGATATAGCTGATGCAGCCTTTCTTATGCTGGATGTATGCCGTCAAAGGGCTAACGCCATAGCTGGGACTACTGTGGCTGGGGGTGGCAAGTATAAGGATTTCTTGGCCTTTACCAAAAAAGTGGATGCCTTATATTCTTGACCCGAGGCAAGTAATTGAGTACGTAGGAGTTTAACGTGGATCAGAACCTAGAGACAATCTCCCCAGAGGGTCGGCCACCCAAAACAAGGCTCAAAGATGCTCAATCAGCTTTTGCGATCTATACAAATCTTACTGACGCAGACGTTGAGAGTGCAGCGCAACGGGTGCGTGTCCAAGCGATGCTCGACGGTGAGCCACCGTACAATCCGTCCACTCTGCGGAATCTCGGCCAGTCTTATCGTTCGAATCTAAATTTCTTGGAGGCTTCGGCTGACTTAGAATACGCCCTCTCGGCCTATTCTGATTTGGTTAACGGCGTCCCAATGTTGGCTCAAGTAAAGACCAAGTTTGGCGACGCGACTCAACGTGGCAATTACGGCCAGATTATCTCCGAAGAGTTCGACCGAGTTCTACGCAAAGACTGGGACGAGTTCTTCTATAACCAGCAAAGGCTGGCTCACGAGTTTGTTGCCTATGGCGTCGGCTTCGCCTTCTTTGACGATGACACCGATTGGCGTTGGAAGGTCGCAGGACTTAGGGATTTCTACTTACCCCGTGGTATTCCAGCTACTGATAGCCGTATCGAATTCTGTTGCGCCCGTCGTTCTTACTACGCTCACGAACTTTACCAGCATATTAAAGACCCGAAAGCCGCTAGGGCCGTTGGTTGGGATATAGAAGAAACTCGTAGGGCAATCATCAATGCTGTCCCAGCCGATGTTTCTGGGACAAGGCTCGAATGGGAAGAGATCCAAGTAATGTTGAAAGACAATGATCTTTCACTTTCTTTCGCCCGTTCTGCTGAGATTCAGACTGTCCACTATTATGTGTTGGAGTTCGACGGAAGGGTGACTCACGCAATCGGACTCCGCGATGGCTCTAACCAGAATTTCCTTTTCCGCAAAGACAATCGTTTCGCAAATATCAACGAGGCTTTAGTGATGTTTACCTACGGTATCGGCACGAATGGCAACTTGCATTCAGTCCGAGGATTGGCCTACAAGATTTATCCGCACATCCAAGTCAATAATCGTTTGCGTAACGCTATCATCGACTCGACCTTGTTGTCGACTTCAGTAATGATTCAGCCACAGACGATGGATGACTTGCAGAATCTTACTATTGCCTACAACGGTCCCATGGCGATTCTCCCCCCGAATCTCAACATTGTTGAGCGGACTTCCCCGAATCTTGCCAACAACGCTTTGCCGATTGCTCAAGAGCTTTCGACTATTCGTAGGAATAATACTGGGAGTTATGCTTCCCAAGTTGTAAGCTCCGCATCGCAGGAGCGTACTGCAACTGAAGTCAGCGCCCAGCTAGAGAAGGAAGCGGTGCTTTCTACACAGGCACAGAATTTCTATTACGTCCCATGGGGTAAACTTCTTAAAGAACAGTTCCGTCGTCTCGCTTTAAGCAATTGGAGAGAAGCCCAACCTGGTGGCGATATTGCCCTAGAGTTCCACAGACGTCTCCGTGAACGTGGAGTCCCCATGCAAGCGCTTAAAGAAGTCTACGACGTTACCCCCATGAAAGCTGTTGGTTATGGTAGTGCTCAAGCCCGATTGCTGGCATACAACGAATTCATGCAGATGTTGCCGATGCTCGACGAGACAGGTCGCGCGAATGTTATTCGGGATCGAGTTGCCGTCCGTGTCGGTTACGATCAGGTTGATCGTTACGCTTCCCCGAGTGCTGTGCCCCCAAGGTTGCCTATCGACGCCAAGATTGCTGAGCTTGAGAACGACTCTATGCAGAGTGGCCGAAGCGTCACCGTACAACCCGGTGAGAACCACGCAGTTCATTTGCAGATCCACGCAATGGATTCTGTTCGATTCCTACAAGCGCTACAGGACAACGCTGTCCCCCCTATCGAAGCATACAAATATCTCTCCCTTTCCGGACCGCATATGGCCGCTCACCTTCAACAAATTTCTTCCGATGTTAGTCGTCAAGCCGCCGTCGGCCAATACAAAGATATCATCAATAAGATCAATCAAGCTGTTCAGAGACTTGGCGAAGGTCTTGCCCGCGAACAAAGGCAACAGCAGGAGGCCATGGCAAAGATGCAACAGAAACAATTGCAAGACGCTATGCAGATGCAGGTTGATGATGTTAAGGGCAAGTTGCAGGCCGAATACGCAGTTAAGATTGCTAAAGTACAGGCAGACGCTCAGATTGATAGAGCAGCTTCGGACGCCAAGATTGCGATCAAGAGCGAAGAAGCTCGCCAACGTATGGCTCTTCGTGACGCACAGACAGCTCAACGTTTACGAGCCCAATCTGAAAGGAATCGTTTAACCGCCGAAAAGAAAAGACTTGCTTAATTTCCGGATTCTGCGACAAACATAGGAATGACTTTCCAAGAGTGGAGTAAGCGCGACGACTACGTAAAGCTTTGGGAAAAGACGTGGCAGGAGCCACACATGCGGGCGGGCTTAACGGCTTTAATCCATCTCGGTATCCCTCAAGTTAGTATTTTGACTCCGGCAACAACCAATGGAGAGAGTATCAATATTCGAGCTCTTGCCCATTCGAGAACTGAAGGTTGGTTCGCTGCTGTGAAAGCAATTGAACTTCTCAAGACACCCACTAATGAGCAACAAGAGTTGCCAGGTCCTTGGGAAGACGCAACCAGATAAAATAAGAAAACAAATATATGGCAACAAATTCTGATATCGGATCTCTCGGAGAAGCTCTTAACTCAGCTCTCGGAAATTCGGAGGCTCCCTTGGCTTCCGCTACTCCCCTTTCCCAAAACCCGGTTATCGAACCTGTTGCTACCCCAGCTCCCGCTACAGCTCCAGTTACCGAGGCTAACACCGCTGTTACAGCTCCAGCAGAAGCCGTCAAAGAGACTGAGGCCAAACCCGTTGAAACAGATCTGGCTAAAACCCCCGAGATCAAAACGCCTTCCAAACTGATTGACTCTTTACTTACTCCTGAATCGGAAAAAACCAAAACTGTCGCAAGGGCAGAAGGCGAACTTACCGAAGAAGAAAAACTTCCCGGAAAAGCAACTAACTCTGCTAACTCTGCTTTTGCCGCTAAAGCGAGGGCATTGAAAGCTGCTGAGCAGGAACTTGCAACTCTTAAACAAGAGCTTGATAAGTCTCGCAACGCTGGTAATGCAGAAGCCTCATCGGAAGTTCAGAGCATCAAATCCGAATTGGAAGAAGCTCGCAAGTTAGTTTCAGATTACGAGAGCCAACTTTCCTTGGTCAGGGTCGAATCAACTCGTGAGTACAAACGCACCATTAGCGAACCCTTGGCTAAAGCCGAGAAGGGTTTGGCGGATTCCATAGCTGGTTACGAAGGTCTTAACGTGAAAGATGTCCTGAAAGTGTTGGACATCAAAGACCCAGCCCAACGCAGGGCTGAATTTAAAGATGTGATGAACGGGGTAGACGCCATGGATGCTTGGGCAGTTAAGACTAAGTTGGATGAGATTGAACAGCTCCGCTCCAAAAAAGATGATATGCTCAAGACTGCTAATGATACTTTAGCTCAGATTGAGAGACAAGAAACGGCAGCCGAGCAAGAAGCTAGGTTGACTTTCGACAAGCAAGCCGACGTTGCTTTTGAGAATACTTGGGGTCAGTTCGAAGACTCTTTCCCAATCCTAAAGCGGGGGCAGACCCCAGAATGGGATAACACCATCAAGGCTCTTCGTGAGCAGGCGGTTTATTTGGACAAGCAACCGCTCGACCACCAGCAACGTGCCACTCTCACGTACCAAGCCGTCTTGTTCCCTCTTGCTGTTCAGGTTGTACGTGACCTTACGGAGAAGAGCAATGCAACTATCTCTGATCTTAAAGCTCAGTTGCAGAAGTTCCAAGCAGCTACTCCGGCAGCAGGAGCAGGCACGAATAATTCCCAGTCCGCTGGGTTGCCCTCTACCGTTGGGTTCCTAGAAGCTCTCGAAAAGTCGATGGGGCGATAATGCTAGTCGTACTGCCAGTCGGTCCTCAGGATCGGGAGCAGGCGATTCGTTGGCTTAACTGGGTTGAGGAACTTGGTGGCATTGGTAGTCATCGCTTGATGGTTGCGTGTGCCCGTAGAGTTCCCAATCCTACCGAGCTTAGCCGTTCTTACGAATTGTACGTACCCCACGACGAAGACGAGCGTGGCTGGCCTATGAGCCCTAATCATTTGTTTAAGCGGGTTGCCCAACATATTACTTGGGGGCCAAATCCAGAGGCGTACTTCTGGTGCGAACCAGACTGTATACCCTTGGCGCCAGGATGGCTCGATCTTCTAGATTCCGAGTATCGCACCTGCGGTCAGTATTTCATGGGTGCTCAGGTCAATGTTCAGAATACTCCGGAGCACATGAGCGGAAACGCTATCTACCCAAAGAATGTCATGGAGCGGGCATTTAATTTGATTCATGCCGATCTTGCCGCTTTTGACGTTGTCGGTGCTGAGCAGATTGTTGGCCAAGCCCATTGGACGAAATCGATTCAGCATGTTTGGCGTAAAGACGAGGGGCGTAACTTCACCTTCCCCGATCAGGCCAGCGTCGATGCTATGGTTAGTAAGGAAGCTTTGTTGTTCCACCAGAATAAGGACGGCACATTGATTGAAAGACTTCGTGAACGCCGGATGCCAAAGAAGGTAGAAGTAGTAGAGATTCCTGAGGCTAAACCGAAAAAACGTAAAATGCGTAGGAAACCTGAAAGTGAAAATCCTACCGAATAACGTCGCGGTACTAGAAAACGATTCGCATATTTCCCGCTGGGTCGAAGAGACCGGGAAGTTGGATCACGACGAGTATTCTCTACCGATTATCTTAAAGCATATCAAGGATGGCGATTACGTCGTCGACGCTGGGGCATTCATTGGTGACCACACCGTTGCCTATGTTAGGGCTGTAGGTTCTACTGGAAGAGTCTACGCCTTTGAGCCAAACATATCGGCGTACGAATGCCTAGTTTATAATTGTCCCTCCGCCATAACCGTTAAGGCTGGGCTTAGCGATAAACTAGGTAGCGAATCCTTTGCCGTTTTGGATAATGCTGGATCGAGTCGGATAACTGATTCTGGTGATAAAGTTGTTTTTGTTGTGACCTTGGACTCTTACGATTTACCTAGGCTTGATTTCTTTAAGTTGGACGTGGAGGGTTTTGAGGTATCAGCTTTGAAGGGTTCCAAGAAAACAATCACGAAGCATCGTCCGGTTATGTGGATCGAGGTTAACGAACACGCTTTACAGCAACGAGGCGAATCACCAATCTCATTAATTACTTATCTACGATCTGAACTTGGGTACGAATTACAATCATTTCCGCCCGAGGAAGGACCTCAATACGATCTTTTATGCAAGCCTCTGTAGACCTATTCATTCGTAGCTATAAGAAAGACTTCGAGTGGCTTTCCTATTGCCTGAAGTCCTGCGCTAAGTCAGCCAAGGGTTTTCGCCAGATCCATATTGTCGTACCTCATGGTGACCAGCACGAGTTGAACCACCTGACTTTGGAGAAAGTACATATCTGCCCTAGGTACGCAGAGGACTACTTGGGCCAGCAGGTTACCAAACTAAACGCTGACTTGTACTCCGATGCCGATTTTATCTGCCATATCGATTCCGATACTGTCTGGTTGCACGACGTATCCCCAAAGAATTTCATCCACAATGGAAAAGCTATCTTGTACTACGAGCCATACGACAAGATTGGAGAGTGTCCTTGGCAACCAATCATAGAAGAAGCCGTTGGCTGGAAGCCGGAGTTTGAGTTTATGCGTAGGCCACCACATACGTTCCCTAGGTGGATATACAAAGAGATGAGAGACCATCTTCAAGCCACTCATAAAGTGCCTTTTGACACTTTCGTTTCTACTCGCCCAGACCGAAGGTTCAGCGAGTATAATACCTTAGGGGCATACGCTTGGAAGCACCACAGAGATAAGTTTGATTGGCGATACCCCGAACGGGATAAACCTACCGTTAGACAGTTTTGGTCTTGGGGTGGTATAGATTCTAACCGGGAAGAATTAAACAAACTTTTAGTATAGGGTCTTGACACCCCACATCAACTAGTTACATCGTATCTCAGTTCTTTGGCAGAGGTGTCGATGCGATGGGGCTAACTCGCCTGCGCCCTACAGGCTACGCTTAAATGACACCGACGCGGTATCCGACGGCTAACGGGTATCCAACTAACTTCTAGGGCTTGCCGGCTCTTAAAATAAGAAACGACAAAGAGACACGCTCATCGTGTGATGAGAAGTCTTTAGTCATTACTTCAACAAAGGAGATACTAATATGCCTTGTACAAATATTGAGAATCTTCTGATTACTGAGTCCGGCCGTATCGGTGCGGATATCTATCGGAAGACTTTGAACACGTCCCCGTGGACGACTCTGGTTAAGCAAGAAGCTTGGCCGGATGAGATGGGCACAACTGTTAACGTTCTGATCTATGAGCGGACCCTGCCGGCTTCCGGCGCTGGGATCACGTTTACTGACGTTGCGTATAACGGTGTCGGCACTCAAGTCATCGGCGCTACCCCTACCGGTTCTAACACCGGACCTGGAACCTGCGCTGTGGCTGGTAACGACCTCGGCTTCGCCCAGACTCTGCGAACCTATAACCTCCAGCAGGCTGCAATCAACTCGCCTGATATCTGCTTGAATGACCTTCGCTTCCCCGTGAAGCGGCAGGAACAGCTCCGCAATATCATGTCGGTTCTGTCTGAAAACACGCAGTATGCTTGGGAAAACCGTTACCGTGACGAATACGTTCGTCTCGCTAACTACAACGTAAACGCTAACCAAGGTGAACTTTTGGCGGCCTCTGGCCAGACCAAAGGTTCATTCAGCACCTCCGCTCTCCCGACGAGCCGATTGACTCAGGGCATCCTGCGTTACTTCTACTCTCGGTTGATTCGTGACGGCGCTGCTCAGAATGCGTATGGCAAAGAAAACGGTGCTCCCGTGTTCTTGCTCATCACCTCCCCCGAGGCTTCTGACGACCTAATCAAGCTCAACGCGGACATCCGTCAGGATCTCCGTTTTGCGAAACCCAGCGAACTGATCCAGCCTCTCGGCGTCGAACGTAGCTACGCTGGTTTCTACCACTTGGTAGACACCATGACTCCTCGCTACGACTTCGTCGGCGGAGCTTGGGTTCGTCGCTATCCGTATGCCACCGATGCTAACGCATCGAAGGGCACTCGGTTCATCCCGAATCCCGCGTACTTCACGGCGGAATACGAAGATTCCATTATCTTCCATCCCGACGTGTTCACCTCGCTGGTCGCGAAGCCCATCAGCTCCACCGGAGCTATGGCATTCGACCCGCAGAGCTACCGCGGTGACTTCCGCTGGCGGAATATCCCCAGCCGGGATTGTAACCCTGACGGCACGATCGGATTCTTCCGGGCTATCTTTAGCTCCGGTTCGAAACCCGTTCGTCCCGAGCTCGGTGTGGTTATTCGCCACAAGCGCTGCGCGGCCGACTTCGGCCTCGTTGGTTGCTACTCGTAATCTGAGTAACTGAATTGAAGGGGGGCGTAGGTTACATCCCTGCGCCTCCCTTCTTTTTATAAATATGAGTTGTGGATGCAACGAGTGTATGGCGAAACGCGGTCGTGGTCCTACCATGGTTGTGATTGCTGTCACTCCTAAAAGAGGAGATAAAAATATGAAGATTGCTACGTTTGCAGTCCCGAAGGGTTTCACTCCGCCCGAAGGCGTCGTCGAGGGAGACACGTTCGAAGCTATGGCCACGTTTAAACACGGTGGCAAATCTTTGGACTTGGTTTCTATCGAAGGAGCCGAAGCGGAAATGCCCGAGATGGAAGAGGCGGAAGAGACCAGCAAAGCACCCGCTGAAGCTGGATTCGCCGAAGCCATCGAGATGGCAGCTGCCCCCGAAGGGATGATGTCTTAAGTGAAGCGTGAGGTGAAGGGCGAAGGCTGGAGAGAGTTTGTCTGCGCGATTGTCGAGCAGGGACTCCATGATCTAGACTTCGCCCTCACCGCACCTATTGGCCGTAAGCTTGACCCGAAAAATTCTTTCACCGCATTACATTTTGATTTGTTTTTCGATCAAGTTCCCGGTCTTTGTGAAGCTGCCAATATCCGTGTATCGGCAGAAGCTATCGAAAGAAAAGTAAGAGGAAAGATTGACAAACTACGAACTATCAGGAATAGAAGGAGGGAGAAACTATGTCAGAACCAACTCAAGCCAATGTCGAATTTGTAAGCCAACTCCGAAGGGCTTTGCTTTTCGGACAAATCACTCGCGCTCAACTGCGTGGTACTTCCGGAGAGAATCTCCAAGGCAGTAGCTATTACCCAGCTTCAGACGATTTTGTTCGTAACTTCCAACGGGCAGTAGGTTCTGGTCAAGTGACCAATGCTCAGATTGCTAATCCTAGCCTGATCGAATCCGTTGATACCTACGCTCGTGCCAATAACGATTTTGTTTTACAATGCAACAGAGCAGGTGCTGCTGGCCAGCTCGTAACAACCGTAACTTAAGGAATTTAATTATGGCACTATACCCCGAAGGAACATCACCGCTACCCTTGGACGACGTCCAGAGGGCTGCCAATAAATCTAACGAACTTAGTCGTCAAACCCTTGGTCTCGGCGGATCTACTGTTCTTTCTGCATCTGGAACTGCTTCTGACGGTCCATTCGTTGCTATTCAAATTTTGAAAGATACTGTTATCAGCGCCATCACAGCTCCCGGTATTAATGGGTCAGCTAGTTTGGCAACCACCATAAACGCCGGTTCTGTTATCTACGGTGATATCCGTTCCGTAACCATCTCTAGCGGTCTCCTTGTCGCGTATAAGGCTGGATAGTTTATATGCCTAAGCTAGGTTTAGGCATAAACGTAGCCAATTCGTCGGCAAGCGGTTCCGCTAGTGGTCAGATAACAACGCTGTATTCCGACAGTCTAATTGCTTGGCCGAATACCGGAGCAACTTTTAGGGATCGCCAAATTTTTAGTTCTAGTACTTCTGGTACCGTTGTATACGGTGGGGGTATTTTTCAACAGATTTCGGGAGTCTCCGGTCGCCATTCTTTAGTTTATTTTAATTGCGACAAGGAACTATACCCAATTTATGACAACACTACTTCTTGGAATCTTAACTCAGAAGTTTATGGTGGTTCATATGGGCATGCTATTTTTAGAAAAACAGCTCTTGCGGGTACTGCCGCTCCAATTTTCTTAGGTACTACTCCAGGAACACAAGACCCAAATGGGTGGACCAGAATCCACCCAACTTTAACGCCACTACAGATTGGGCAAGCTATTGTCGCTTCTTTTAATTTCAAAGCCCTATCCCCCGGAAGTGGGCTTACTACGGCCAATTCACTTCGTTTTGCTGTTTTGGATAGTTCGATCCCTACCAACCCTAAATACGTAAACGCCGATAACCATGGCTTATCTAACGCAATTTTTGGTGGGAACGGAGGCTCTCCTGGATATAGGGGTTATATGTCGACGATTAGCGCAACAGTAAATGTGAATTCTAACAAAGTTTTGACTAGGACTACAACAACAAGCTCCTCTTTAGTTAACTCGATTACTGGGGTATACACACAAGTTGCCAACCAGTCCGCCTCTGGTTTAGTCCATGATGTTCTCTATGCTGTCTCGTTGAAAGTACAAAGAACCGCAGTTAACACAATAGTATACACATGGAATATGACTGGGGGATCTCTTACTGGCGGTTTATTGTCTTACACCGATAACTCCCCATCCACATTTGTTTTCGATACTTTGGCTTTTGACGTTGTTGCGGATGCTTGTTCCGCTTTTGAAGTTTCTAATGTAAAGGCGGTTCGCGGTCCCGGTTCTCTTTGATGTTGAAATGAACCCAACCCCCACAGAAGAAGACCTCTTAGCCTGTATATCTTATCTCTGCGACGAAGGCTTTATAACTGTATACCAAGATGAGAACGATGAGTGGTTTGTAAAAATCGCGGAAAACGTGTAAGGTAAGTATATGGCACCCAAGGATAACGAAAGGCTGGCTCGTATCGAAACGAAGCTTGACGCCACCTTGTCCCACCTCAATGACCACGAGGATCGGCTTCGTAAGGTCGAGCAAGCTTGGTGGAAACAGTCGGCTATATTTGGTGCTCTGATTGCTTGTGTATCTTGGTTTGGGCCAGTCATCCGGAAACACTTTTTTGGTTCGTAATTCTTACGCATGGAGCTATATTAAGCCCATGAAATTACTAATCCTCCCGTTATTATTATTGGCCGGTTGTTCCACAATTAAACCCAAGGGATCCCCAGAATTTGGTGGGGTTACTCGGAGGGTCGATGCCGTCGAACAGGCGGTCAATTCTGGAAATCTACCAGCCATCAAGAAGGAGTTCGGTAGCCTTAAGTCTCAACTCTCCTCCGCCCAAGCTGCTTGCGAAGCCCAAGCTGGGGACTACGAACGTATGGCGAAAGAAGCCAACGACTGGAAGGCAAAGCAGAGGAAAGCCCTGAAGGAACTATGGATCTATCGTGGCGCTCTTATCGCTTTGGGGCTATGGATCTTTAGGGGCTTTATCTTTGGTGGTATTATGTTCGTGGCCAGGAAGTTTGTGGGAATTCCTTGGTGAACTTCCTCAAGACCAACGTACAGGGCCTAATAGCCCTTGTGGTAGCCCTTGGGCTGTTCTTCGGGCTCGGACCCCTCCTTCAGCATATCAACCCCACAGCGGGCGTTATAGACATCGGAGCCCTACATCTACTGGTGTTTGGGACGGTAAAGTTTCTCCTTGGGGTGTTTGTGGTTTGGCTAGTTGTCGCTTTCGATTGGAAGCCTTTCGATAAGTATCTAGACACCGAGGCTTTTGCCGACGACTTCCGTACCTTACACCCAGAGACGAAAGCCAAGCTACTGGTCTATCTCTTCATCGGCCTTTTGATTACATTCGCTCTGTGTACCAGAGGCTCTTAAATGTTCTATTCCCTCAAGAGATTATTCTTGCGGTGCTTCTTTTCTTCGCAGGATCTGGAGTGGGAAATTCTAATCCGAAAGATTCTCGACCCGAAAAGATCATTGGATTCGCAAGAACCACTATCGGGATCAAAGAAGCCACAGGCAAAAACGACGGGGAAGACGTCGAAGAAATCCTCAAAAGCGTCGGGCTCGAGGGGACGGGCGCCCCGTGGTGCGCAGCCTACGTCGTCTGGGTTGGAGACTCTGCCCTCGGGAGAGATCGTAATCCCTACCCGAGAAGTGCGTGGTCGCCAGATTTCGTCAGGAACCCAACTTGGAATCGGGGCCGTGGTCGATTACCCACCGAAGCGAGCACCTTCGGGGTCTATTTTCAAAGCCTTAAAAGAGTGGGGCACACAGGATTAGTTGAGAAAGTATCTGGCGATTTTGCCATAACGATTGAGGGCAACACCAACAACGGGGGCAGTAGAGACGGAGATGGCGTGTATCGACGCCGGCGTCTCTTGAGCACCCTGTTAGCAAAGGATTGGTTATGAGTTTAAGAATCGGCGCCGTAGGAGTACAACGAGTTTCGGCCAAGCTATTGGAACATGGTTTCCTAGTTAGCCTTCCGGTATTTGATGCTGGGTATGATTTGGTATCGGATTGGGGTGGTAAACTCCACCGCATCCAAGTTAAGTCGACCATTGGTAACGAAGACCAACGTAGGAGAAAGATCAAGTTCTTAGCGGTTAAGGGACCGGGCTATGGGTGGGCGTCTAAGATGAACGCACATAAAGCTAAGAGTATTTATAGCCGGAGCGATTGCGACACCTTTATTTTTTATCATCTCACACAAGATGCTTTGTTTGTAATGCCTCGGGCCAAGATGCCCAAGACCAAGTCTATCTATTTGGAACCCAATTCGAAATGGCGTGATAACTGGGCTGTCATCAAAGACTAGTTGCCGTCCGTTTGAGAATACGATACATACGATTCTATGGCTATAGCTGATTCCACGTTACTCCTTGAGGGACAACGTGATTTCTCAGGCGGGATGGATTCGAGCAGAGCTCCCAACCTGATTTCAGACAACGCTGTTTCGCGAGCAGTTAACGTTACATTCAGAGGTGGGACTCCCATTACTCGTCCTGGATTCCGCCAGTTGATTTTGGCTAACGCGGATGTTGAAGCAAATGGTGGTTTAGATTCTTTCGTTAACGGCCTCTTCCAAGGCGGGTATTATTACCAAGATCGTAGAGCCGAGAAAAACCCATGTGTGTTTTCGGTGATGAGTGGGTTTGTTATTAAAATTGATTTAGGAACCTACGAAGTTCAAAGAGTATACCCAGTAGTAGAAGCCACCAATATTATTGCTGGAGAGTCTTATATAATTAAGACTGTCGGAACTACCACTTGGACTTCTTACGGTGCGTCTAGCAATAACATTGGTGAACAGTTTGTTTCCAATAGTTCTTCCGGGGCTGGCACCGGAACAGCTTACTCTATTAACCCAATGGACATATACGCTGACTGCTATTTCGTGCAGGCCGAGAATTATCTTATCATCCAAGACGGAAGTAGCGCTCCTCGTATTTGGGACGGGGACAATCTTTGGATAAGCAGTTTTGGCCCCGCTGGTTCTACTGGCAAGATTTCCCAAGTGCCGATCGGCACTGTGATGGCTTATGGGCAAGGACGGTTGTTCGTCGCCAATACCGAGCGGACTTCTGGCACGGCTGGTGATTTGGTATACGGGGGTAGCACCGATCAAGTGACTATAGCTTCTGGGGCTGGGGTTTCTGGAGCGGCGACCTACGAAATAACTACGTCTGGGAACCATGGTTACTCTACTGGGGATTACGTGACTATTTCTGGGCATTCGTCCAGTAACGGGAGTAATGGGACTTGGCAAATAACAAAGACCAGCAATACAAAATTCACGATAGACATAGCCAACCCAAGTTCAACCACAGCAGGAACCGGTGGGTTTGTTGCAAAAGCAAATGCGGGTGCAGCTTCTGATCTTCTCCGCTTTACTGAAACTACTTATTTGAACGAGGGCGGTTCTCTGCAAGTTCCGGGTTTCTTGGGGAAGATCACGGGCATGATTTTCATGCCAGTTCAAGATTCAGGGGCGGGTGTAGGTGATCTTCTCATATTTTGCGAAACGGGAGTTATCTCTCTTTCCGTGGCTGTCCCAAGAACGGAATGGAAAAATACGTCTGGGTTCCAGCGTATTGCTTTAGCTTCAGTTGGATCGACTGGGCAGGAATCGCTTACAACGGCGAACGGTGACGTTTTCTTCCGAGCATTCGATGGTCTGCGCACCTATCGTAATGCCCGCGCGGAATTTAGTTCTTTTGGCCGAGTCCCGATGTCCGCCGAGATGAATTCAGTTCTAAGCTACGACACAAAAAGTATGCTAAAGAACTGTAGCTGTATTGTGTTCGACAACCGCTTCCTCTTTACCGCCACCCCCAAGATTGATTTTACCGGTATTTCACCCACAACACTTTCCAAAAGACCAATTACGTTCTCGTCGATTGTAGCCCTCGATTTCACAACCCTAGCCTCAGTCGGGGCACAACGAGCTTCTTGCTACGATGGTTTTTGGAGGGGTTTGGATGTAACAAAATTAGTTGCTGGTGTTGTCGACGGTAAACCTAGAGCTTTTGCTTTCTGTGTCGATTATCAAGTTAACGCAACCAATACAGTCTGGGAGCTTACTTCGGACATCTACGCCGACGAACCAGTCAATGCGACGCCTATCCCAATTACGTCTATCTTAGAGACACGAAGCTTTCAACTTGGATCTCCGTCCGAGGTAAAGAAGCTTATCCGAGCCGATCTATGGTTGGGATCTTTACGGGGCAATACCGATTTCAAAATATACTGGAGACCCGATGAGTACGCTTGTTGGCGGGAGTGGCACGAATTCTCCCGATGCGCCACAGTAGAAAATTGCGTGGTAACTGGTGTGGGGACTGAGTTCAACTTGGCTTCTCAATCTGTGACAATCGGATTTTCCACATCCACCATAAAGTGGTATAGGCTGTCTGTTCCTGCGGCAGGTGGTTCTATTTTTACTGAACCCCTACAGTTCGTAGAGTCAAACCCCGTCGCCGACGTTTTGCTAATGTCCAACGCACTTACCGCAGCTGGGATTACGTTTACCAATATTACTCGAACTGGGACCTTCCCAGCTTATGCGTACGTTATTACGGGAGTTGGAACAGACTTCACAGTTATCCCCGTCAAAACTCCAGGGCCTAACGGTACTTCCAGTTGCGAAGATATGTTCGCGCCAAAGAATCTCCAACCCCAATACCGTCCGCAAATTCGCATGCCGACTCCCCCTGCGGATTCAGACCCCATTGTGGGTCGGCCTTACTACTTTGGTAACGATTTCCAGTTCCGTATCGAATGGGTTGGTCATGCCCAGCTTACCCGTTTCTTGGTCCTCGGCCAGCGCCAGCTTGAACAGTATCAGGGAACCGATTATGTGGAGGTTGTCTAATGCCTGAAGATACATGCGAAGAATTGAATTGTTGCCCTCCGGGATTTTCTGTCCCCCCGTTGGGCGGTGTTCTGTCTATAGCTGGGGACGATAGCACCAACACAGATCCCAATATCGTCGATGGCGAGCTCGTTTTGGCCGAAGAAGCCGAGTGGGTGAATTGTAATATTGGTAGCGCTGGGAGTGCCACTTTAAGCGCATCTTCTACTGCGCCCGTACCGCCCCTGACAGTAACTGATTTCCAAAACGTAAAGGTAGGTTATTTCGCATACGCCCTAGCTATTGTAAAAACATTTACTGCTACTTTAGGTTCTCCTACAATCACTATTACTGGTGGTGGCGTTACTGCTGGGATCTCGGTCGGAGATATTATTGAACTCGTTACCACCTATTTCACATACGGAACGACCGTTCTAAGTATCTCAGCCCCAAACGTAACCCTTTCGACCAACGCCTTGGGTTCCACTCCCGCTGGTGTCACCGATACGCTTATGTCTTTTAGGCCAACGACGGGACAGGTTAAAATTGGGGGTTCCCCGTTAATACCCGCTAGCACCACCGTCAGTAGTTTGACCTTAAGCTCAGCAGTCCTATCCAACGCAACGATAGCCCCCTCGGCTCTGACCCGTGTTGTGGTAGCCTTTTTCCCAGCAGAACTCGATCCGAACGTGACGGACGAGGACGAGCTATTCACTTGACTTGGAAATACTTTTACAGGAGATAGATTTCAATGGCTGGAGTAAAGATCTCAAACCTAACGGAGCTTACGACTACCCCTCCAGACACGGCCATCCTCCCCATTGTCGCAGGCGGTATCACCCAGAAGGTCACCATCGCTAACATCAAGACCCTCATCCCTCCGGGATCGGGTGCCAAGGGTGGGGCAGGCAATCTGGCTTTTTGGGAGAACCCCACAAATATTACGGTGGATTACCAGATTTCAGCAGGAGCTAATGCTGGGTCTTTCGGACCCATCACCATCAATAATTTAGTTACGGTTACCGTCCCGACTGGCTCAACCTGGAGTATTGTCTAATGCCTCTTTCTCTTAGCGGAACGACTGGGATTGTGACGGGCAATATCGCTGCCCTTCAAGTAACCACGGCTACGATTGCGGATGCTAACGTGACTCCTGGTAAGCTATCGCAACCGATGACGCTTCGCACAGTCCAAAATGCAACAGGTAGCAACACCTCTTTTGACTTTACTGGTATACCGAGTTGGGCGAAGCGGATTACGGTAATGTTTGGTAATGTTAGTACAAATGGATCGAACATCTTAACTATTCAACTTGGAACATCATCTGGATTTGTTGCAACAGGATATTTGGGTGCTGCTGTCTGGGGAATTAATGGTGCAGCAGTAACTGCAACAGCTAATTCAACTGGATTCAAAATTGATAATTTTGGTGGACCAGGAAATATAAGACATGGAAATGCAACCATCTGTTTTATTGGGTCAAATACTTGGTCTTTTAATTCAATAATTGGTTTATCAGATCAGGCAGGAGTTGCTTATGGTGGTGGATCAATTCCATTGGGTGGAGTATTAGATAGAGTTCGTATAATAGCAAACGGCATAGATACCTTCGACGCTGGTTCAGTCAACATCTTGTACGAAGGATAACAATGAGCATAGCAATTTCAGGATCCTCCATCACGTTCCCAGACCAGACCCAGATGTCCACGGCCACGGGTGGTTCGTTTAGGAATCGCATCATCAATGGTGATATGCGGATTGATCAGAGGAATGCTGGGGCGAGTGTAAATCCAGCCAATGCAGATGTAACCCTAGACCGATGGGGTTCAAATATGTTCCCCAATGCCTCAAAATATACTGTCGTTCAATCTACAACCGCACCAGTAGGATTTAATAGATCTTTGTTAGTTACTTCCTCTTCTTCTTATTCTGTCAGCGCAACTGACATTTATACTCAATTTCAATGGATTGAGGGCTTTAATACTGCTGACTTAGGATGGGGTACTGTTAATGCCAAAACTGTAACTGTGTCATTTTGGGTTCGCAGCTCTTTAACTGGTACTTTTGGCGGTGTGTTATCTAATTCAGACCAAACAAGAACTTATCCATTTACTTACACCATCAACTCTGTAGGTATATTTGAAAAAAAGACGATTACTATTGCTGGCGATACATCTGGTACTTGGTTAACAACAAATGGTCGTGGCATTGCCGTTGTTTTTGGATTAGGAGTAGGAACAACTTTAAGCGGTACTGCTGGAGCATGGGCTGCTGGTTATTATTCCGCCACAGGCGCAGTTTCCGTAGTCGGAACCAGCGGAGCTACTTGGTATGTCACAGGAGTCCAGCTCGAACAAAGCTCAACCGCAACCGACTTTGAGCGCAGGCCGATTGGGACGGAGTTGGCGTTGTGTCAGAGGTATTTTCAAAAGTCTTACAACCAATTAACGGCTCTAGGCACAGACACTGCAAACGGGGCAGTCATAGTCGGCGACTGGAACGGGGGTCAAAGAGCGCTAGGTCAGACTTTATTCGGACAGATGAGGAGCAGCCCGACACTTACCATTTGGGACAAAGCTGGTAACTCCAACAGATATTCAAGCCATAACGCAGTGGTCTGGCAAAACAACCTTGGCTCTGTCACCACCTTAAGTACAGGAGAATCGTCTTTCTTGGTATTACCGGGTGCTGATGTAGGGTACGCAACAATCATCCATTACACCGCCACCGCCGAACTCTAACCATGACCTACCAACTAACCATCGGCGACACCGTCCTCCGCCTTGCGGACAACGCCTTCATTCCATTCGACCCAGCCAATACCGACTACCAAGCCTACCTAAAATGGCTGGCCGAAGGCAACACTCCGCTTCCTGCTGACGAACAAGGAGAAACGAAATGAGCATGGGATTTAGAGCAGATCCGACGAACACCTCCGGTGTTATCACCGTAGCCGGTGTCGACCAAGTTGTAGTCACCAACGCCAGCAATGTGGTGGCCACGACCTTCACGGGTGCTTTGGCCGGCAACGCCTCTACGGCTACTGCGCTTTCCACGGCCACGGGAGCGGCTCCTTCTTACGGGGCTAGGGCTTGGGTTAATTTTGATGGGACTAGGGATACTTCTGGAGCAGTTAGTACCGCAAATACGAATCGGTTGATTCGGGCGCAGGGTAATGTGAGTAGCGTATTAAGGAATGGGCCTGGTGACTACTCGGTGGTCTTCACGGTTCCTATGCCAGATGTTAATTATTCAGTTGCATCAAATAATTATGCACAATCCGACCATATTTTTGTTGGCGGGGTTCTTACTTACGCCACAGGCGATGTTAGACTTTTTTTTGGTACAACAGGTGCTGTTGGCACAGTAGCAAATACAAGAGTTGATGCCACAAATTATGGTATTGTAGTTTTTCGCTAAAGACAAAGAAATAATTTATATATGGCCCTAATCCCAGGAACCCTCCCCAACGACACCTGCTACGGCACACCGCAGGATCTCCTAGAACTGTTCGCACAGTACTTGGACGTGCCTGCCTTTGCCCTGAGTAGCAAGGTCGTGTTCTCCACCACCAATACGGGGTTCACATCGGACATCGTATGGTTCGACACAACATCGGCGACTCGTCCGATTATGAAGATCACGGTGAGCTCCAGCGGATTCTTGGACTACGTCAAGAACTACATCACCGCCGCTCCTGTCGTGACCATAGTGGGCGCGGATAGCGTTCTCATATTGGATGCAAGTGATTCGGGTAACACCAAGAAGGGGTTGGTTTCTGATATCGCCGCATTGGCCGTTCCCGCGGCAGGATCAATCACCTATCCAATGCTATCGACTAGCGCAACTGAAGCGGACAACGTAGCGAAACGAACTGCAAAGGCTTGGGTTAATTTTGATGGGACTGCCGCTGGCCCCATCACTCCACGCGATGACTTTAATGTCAGTACGGTTGGGGATAATGGAACTGGTGACTACACAATAAATTTTAGTTTAGCAATTGGCCACGCAAATTATGCTGTTGCTGGAACTAGCCAGCCGACCACAAATGTTCCATCTGGTCTTGGAATTTCAACCACAAGTAGCCCGGCTTCAACGTTTGTACGGGTTGTTACTTGGGCTGGATTCGGGCCGAGTCTTCTTGATTCTCCTATAACCACTGTTGTTGTTTTCGGATAATTTATGAAACATATTATTTATCCATCTTTGGGGGGAGGGGTTGTCATACTTACTCCTGCCGTTAACTGGAACGGAACTATCGAGCAACTTATTGAAAAGGATGTTCCCCCTAATACTGTTTACGCAATTGTAGAAACAGACCAAATCCCAAGTGATAGAACATTTAGGAATTCATGGGAGTTTTTATCCAACGGGGTTAGTGTAAATCCAGACAAAGCCAAAGCAATTTGGAAAGATAAATGGCGCGAGGCTCGCAAGCCCCTTCTTGCCTCCCTCGACATTGAATTTATGAAGGCTGTTGAGACTGGCAACTCTCCCAAACAAGCTGAGATCGCTTCTAAGAAACAGGAACTTCGAGACGTAACCAATACCCCCATTCTTGGAACTACCCCCGAGGAAATCAAAGCCGTCTGGCCTGAGATTCTCAACTAAGCCATGGCTATTACCCTAGCAGAAGCCAAGGCTACGCTTTCTGTATACGTCGACAATGGCGTGTACCAAGACGACTCTAGGGTCATCGCTCGGATCAACGAAGCCCAGAGGCGTCTCTATGCGGTGCGTACTTGGTTGGGACTGATGGCCAAGTACGTTGTACAGGTAAATGCAGGTCTGTTCGTCCTTCCCGATTACACGGGTAGCATCAGCCAAGCCACGGGGTTCGGAGGTTTTGGTATCAATACGATCTTGCGGGCGACGAGTTCCGCAATCCCAATTTCCCCAGTCGGTGCCCAGAGCATGTTCCTGACTAACAGCGAGCAGGCTTTCTTGGCCGACGGACAATCCATTGTGAAGGTCAGCCGTGATCCAAGTTCCGCTAATTACCGCACATACCGAGTCTCTGGGAATGCCTCGCTTGTCGAGATCACCGGAAAGCTCCAGTTCCAACCAGCCGCTGCCGACACCGATCTTCTCATCATCCAAGACTTAGATGCCCTTCGCCTTATGCTCCTCGCCCTTTGGCGGGAACAGAACGGACAGCTTGATCTAGCCCAGACATTCGAAGCTAAAGCTGTTGAGCGTTTGTCTGTAGTGTTAGACAAGACACTTGAGGGTGCTCGCCGGTTAAACTATCAGTCCATCATCATAAGCTCTTCCCCTGGAACCATGGGGTACATGAGGGCTCGCATGGCTCTCGATGTTAAGGACGGTCTCCACACCGACGACGCAGTCCTCTTCTACGCAATCGACCGAGCCGAGGAGCATCTGATGACCAAGGGCAAGTGGTTCGGGACGATCGACCAGTATACTGTAAGCGTACCCACCAACGGGGAAATCTATCTCCCGAACGAGGTGGACTCTATTTTGTTTGTAGCCCATGACAATCAGAGGATGGATTTGTTTGCGAGGGAGTACGACTTCCACGAAAACGGGCCTGGATATAGAACTGTTAACAACGATTCGGTAAGCACAGTAGTCGATCGTGGAGAAGGTTATGTTCTGAACAACTCTACCGGTTTGTACGAATCCAAAAGACGTTATTTTGTGAACAGGCCAGACTGTGGTTGCGCGGTTCCAAACACCGATATCGTTATCCTAGCCAAGAAGCGGTTTGTCCCGAAGACCAGCGACTCCTCCGAGATGGCGGTCAAGAACTATCCCGCCATGCTAGAGATGGTAACTGCCTTGATGCAGACGGAGAAGCCTGACTTCTACACCTTCCACGAAAACAAGGCTATCGAACTCCTCCGTGCTGAGCTTCTTGAGAAGCGGGGCGGTGCGAGACTCAACATGCAGGTTCAGGGTTTGGGCTTCGCCATGGGCGATATACCCCGTATCCTATAACGCAAGCAATTATTGACGAACGGCTTAAAATGAAAGATATCAATGGTCAAGTGACAACCTACGTCGAAAAGAAAATCCCCTTCTATCGGCATTGGAAACGGAAGGACTTGAAGGACATGATCCGATTCTTTGCCGACCTCGGACAACTCATTGTTCACCAAAATGCTAAGGGAAAAGTGGATGGTGTCTTAGCTTTGCAGTTTGTAGATAAGCCGTCAGATATTAAAGAATGGAAGAATAACTTTAACTCCCAAGGCGTTGCAATCGTTGTCTTGGCCTCGGATGACAAAACGGTAAGGGCCGAACTCGTACAAAACGCAATTGCCATCTCCGGCATTAGATCTTGGATCTGTTTCGAGAGGGGTAAATATGACGACCGTATGCGTGTGTTGCCTTGGGCTTTAGCGGAGAGGATGGCCTAACATGGGGGGACGAAGAGGAGGAGGAGGGTCGCCACCGCCACCACCCAAGTTGGTGGCACCTAGGAATGTTCCGCTTAACGAAACTTTTGGTACGTTTCTTGGACAGGAAGCTCAATTCCCCGCTCTATCTTCTTTCGCCACAAACCTAAATAAAGAGTTTAGACGGCAACTAGAAACAGGTTTGCCCGGAACTTTAGGGGCAACCACTCAGATCAGCTCGCTTGTGAACCAACTGTTACAGGGGGCTGTCCCAGCGGATGTACAGGCTCAAGTGCAACGGCAGGGCGCTCAGCAGGCTATGGCAACAGGTCTGCCGGCGACGAGTGGGATGGCAAGAAATCTACAGGCTAGGGACTTTGGGCTGACTACGATGGATCTGATGCAACAGGGAGCAGCCTATACTCCCGGTTTGGTGGAACTAGCAGATTTCTTATCCCCTCAACAGACAGAGAATTATTTGTTCAGCACGGGATACCTGCGAGCGGAAGATTTGAACAGGGCTCAGAATGAAGCTAATGTGGCCAACCAAAACGCCATCAACCAGTTCAACTACGACCAAGCAAAATACGTGGCCGATCAAAGACGTAAAAGTAGCAACGCTGGGATATTCGGCTCGATCGGTGGTCTAGTCGGTGGAATAGCTGGAAGCGTAATCGCTCCTGGAGTTGGGACAGCAATCGGTGGAATGCTTGGGAGCGGTCTTGGCAATTTCGCAGGGGGCGGAGATTTTAACATGGGTGCTGGTCAGTCGGGTATGGCGATGAATCCGCTATCAGCAATCGGCTCGTCTCTATTCGGGGGTGGATTGTTGGGTGGTGGCGGAGGATCGATGAATCTGGGTGGTGGGGGTGGAGGTTCTGGGCTATCTCCGACAATGTTTAACCCAATAGGTCAAGCGTTTACGATGCCAGCAGCCTCATTCGGGGCTCCGCAATATACTGGCAACATGGTTTATGATTACTTGACTCCTTCCTATATGGGCGGATTCGGGGGGATGGGTTCCGGTGGAGTGAAGAGATTCTAATATGACAGAAACATACCCAATCCCGAATCAACTCCAACTCCCGAATATACCACAGTCCTCGTATACAATTCAGGACGATGGGGCTTTAGCTACAGCCCAAGCTGCGAATTTCATTAGGCAATGGAATGAGGTTACGAATATCGCTAACGCCGATAGAGCGCAGTCACTTAGGGAAAAACAATTTCAACAGCTAGTCGTTCAGAACGACAGGGACTATGACCTACGGAGGGAGAAGCAAGACCAAGATATGCGGATTGGGGATCTAAGCTTCGAACTTAGAAAATTCCAATACGATACTGAAAAGAAAAACTTCGCCCAACTAGAGGAAACATGGGCGAAGAAAGACGAGATCATTGGGGCACTTGAGGCGTTCTCTCCAAATGGCGGAAACGACCAACAATATCCGCAGGCTAGGGTGAGAGTATTTAAGATGTTCGCAAACAACCCGAATTCCTATAAAATTGTACAAGGTATTCTTGGACCATACGACGAACAGTACCAAGTTTTTAAAGCCAACAAGTATTCGGAAGACGCGGTCGAGGTACAGGGTGCTTTCGACGATGGGCTGCTCGACGGAATAAATGTTGGGGAGACCCGAGCCGTAGACTACTGGAGAAATGCTAAGCTAAATCAGAACGATGACCCAGATGGTTTCGCTGCTGCTGTCCGACAACTCAGGCGTAAAATCAACGAGATCCGTACCACAGAGGCGGAAGGTAAATTTGCAGCGCAGAGTGTTGCGGAAGGTAATATTGTAACACGGGAGATGAAGTTGCCCGATGGTACGACATTGAAGAGTACTGCACCGAGAGTATACTCTAGGACTGGTACTGGTGCTTCTGCTGGGGTTAAGACTTTTGAAAAGGCAGATGTAGACTTTCTAGACAACCAAATAAAATCTGTAGAAATCCAAATAACAACGAAAGAGGGCGAACTAGAGGGGGCAGAAAGTCAGGTCGCAAAAGCGGGAATACAAGCTGAGTTGGATGGTTTGAATGCTAAGAAACAATCACTCCAGAAAACAATGGATATGGGTGTCCAGTTGCTCCAGCAAAAGGCCGCAACTCAACTACCACAAACTACGGGTCAACCACAGGCAACCCCAGCGGGTGGGGCAAAGAAGAGAACCTTACAACCACCTGCTAAGCCACCAATTCCAGCTACGCCCCCAAGGCCACAGCCTTCGGCTAGCCCCATGAGTTCGACCGCTATCCCAACAACCACCGAGACAGCCGTGATTGGGTACGTTAGCGAAGAGGGTATGCAATTGACGGAAGCGGAAGCTAGGGCGCAACGAGCCGCTGGAAGACAAGTGTTCCCAATCCGACCTCCCGCAGTTGCCAATCCGTTCGGTGCTCCGGTCGTTAGCGAGGGAATTAAAGCTTCTATTTCAGGTTGATCTAAGCCATAAATTTTGATACTTAATTGGTTATGGCTGAACTTACCGAGGATGATTTTTTAGCAGCCTTGGAAGAACAGCAAGCTCTAGCAGAAGGTGTTGGACCCGAGGAAGTTCCAGAACAGCCAGTACCCCAGCAGGCTCAAGCACCAGTTCAACAAGAAGAGGAAGCCCCATCTTTTGTTCAATGGGATGAGTATAGGAACCACCCTGGATTTGATAGTTTATCTCCGGCCCAGAAACAAAACCTGTTTGACGATTGGCAGAACTACGCCACTCAATACTTGGCTCAGAATGGTGAGCTGGCCACCGAAGAGGATATAAAGTACACCGAGGGTGTCTTCACCGATATCGCCAAGATTGACAACCTACGTAAGCCTATCTTTAACGCTCCTAATTATGTAGAGCAGTTGGCTCAGCAGGCACAGTCTGGTTTCGGGGCTATGGAAGCAGGCACAGCCGGATACGCTTCGGCTCTTGGGATGACTGATACTGCGACAGCTTCGGACGTAATCTCTCAGAAGTATCGAGAACAGCGGGATAGATATGTTAATCCCGAGTTAAAGAAGTTTACGGAAGACCAACTCGGGTTCTTCGGTTCGGCTGGTAGAATTCTCACCAACCCTTTTGATATCGCATTGCCGTTGTTCACCCAGAGCATGGCGTCAAGTGCTCCAGCTATCGCACTTGGGGCAGGAGCTGGCGCTGCTGGGACTCTCGTGGGTGGGCCGGTCGGTGGTCTCGGGGCAGGTCTTGCTGTCGGGAGCGCTGCTTCCGGTGTAGTAGATGGCGTAATTACTTTCAACCAAATGGTAATTGAAGAAGTTGGGAAACGCGGGCTTGACCCTGCCAACGCTCAAGATGTGCAATCAGTTCTCGACGACCCAAAGTTTGTTTCGGATGCGGTTGCGTACTCTGCCGCTCGCGGTGTTGTAATTAGCGCTGCTGAGTTGGCAACCTTTGGTGCCGGAAAATACATAGCAGGTGCAGCAAAACTATCCAAAGCTTCTGGCCTAAAGAAGGTCGGGGTTGGTGCCGCGATTACTGGTGTTGAAACCATAGGTGAAGGTGTCGGGGAAACAGGAGCACAGATTGCTGCACCTCTTGCGACTGGCAAACCCGTTGAACTACAGCCCGGAGAAATCGCAGCTGAAATGTTTGTGCAGGCTCCTGGAAGTATTGCTATCGCTGGGTTACAGACAGCACGGGCTCTTGTCGACGCGAACGCTCCTTCGAGTGCTAGTGAGGTTACAAGGGAAGCGGTTCAAGCTGCGGCTGAAGGTAAATTCGAGAAGGTGTTGGGAGTTCAGCCAAGCGTGGCAACCCCGACCGATGCCCAGAAATACTACGATGGTCTTTCGATTGCGGATAAAGCCAGAGTATTGGGCATGGCTCCGAACGTCGTGCTTACTCAAGAGCAGGGAACATATTCTTCTTTGAGCGAAGAGGAGAAGACGAGAGTACAAGTAGACTTTGAGACAGAGACCAAGGCGCAGCAAGGACCGACAGTCGAAGAGGCCGAAGCTAGAGCTCGTGAAGCGTTCCAGCCTACAGAACCAGCTCCAGTCGTTGCTCAAGAGCCTGTACCCGTAGCTGAGACGCCAGCACCTGCGGAGGAAGTACCAGTTACTGCTGTCGTTCAAGCTCCGTCGCCCACCCCTCTTGAAATCGTAGAAGCTAAACCAATCGCAGAACAAGAGAGTGCTCCGCTACAGCAAGTAGCCCCAGCGTCAGCTCAGGCTGTCGCAGAAGAAGAGATTCAAGCTCCAGCTCCCGTGGTTGAGACACCTGCTCCTGTTCCAGTAGCTGAAGCACCAGCTCCAACTCCTGCGCCTTCAAAGCTTCCGCGTAATCTCGCAGGGGCTAAACCTCGTTATAAACAGTTTACCTTGAATTTTGCAAATGATATCGACCGAGCACTTTACATTGTAGCTCAAGCGACCAAGAGCGCGAGAGACGCCGATTACCTAGACTTTGCAATGAAAGCGACGGGGCTGGACGAATCCCAAGCTCGTGCAGCTGGACGTGCAATTAGGGCGTCAATCAAGGAACAAGCCAATACGTCAGACGCAGAAACTTTGGACGTTCCACAATCGGATGTGTCTAAACCGAAGGTCGAAGCTCCTATGGCTGAAACCGCAGCCCCGGTCGAACAAGAAAAAGGATTTGAATTTAATTTAACGGGGGGAGGCCGGACGTTTGGGGTTATATCAAAAGATGGAAAAACTGCTAGATTGGTGGGGGCCTACGCGGCAAGGCAAGAAGGCCCGGTTACAACCGTTAGGGGGTCTAAAACAGTTGAGCAAACAATTAATCTCCTAAAAAACCAAGGAGTCAATAATCTTCAGGTCCGCCTGCAAAGCGAACAAATGAGAAAGGTACTCGCTTCTCTAGTACAAAAGAAAATTCTGGAAAACCCAAGAGACCTTGCTGGGGTTAGTGTTGACCAATACCCGACAACTTTTTCTATACCCGCAACCCCAGTAACTCAAAAACTTCCACCTACCAAGAAACAAGTTACAGCTCTTTCTAAGCTGGGGTATTTACCTGCGGACATCGAAGGGCTAGATAGAACTCAAGCAAAGGATATTGTTACCAAACAAACTCCGAAGACCCCAACAGTTGAAGCACCGAAAGAAACAGCGCCAGAAGTCGCAACAGGAGCCCCAGCTCCCGAAGCTCCCGCCGTCCCGCCAGCCCCAGTCAGCGAACCTACCGCTCCCAAAGCGGAGGAGCGACCGGCTGGAGAAGTTGGTGCACCTGTGGCACCTCCAGCAGGCCAGCCGACCGCCCCGCAGACCGAACAAGAGAGACTAACTGAGGCGGAGCAAAAGCTCCAAGCAAAGGTTGGAGAGGTAATAGCGGAGGCTGACCAGCTCGGAGTCGACGAAGAGTCAGTCAGGGCATGGTTAGGCCCAACACCTAGCGAAGAAAAAGTTTTAAGAACTCGGGCTGTACTTCGGTTGCTCAACTTAGGGTTGGCGGATGTATACAATAACATTCGTAAGGTCGCAGCCAAGACACGGGGGAGGCAAGGAGAGATCACCCAAGAGGGTGGACCTAAGATCAAGCGTGTAGTATTCACGACTCGGGAAGAAGGAGCAGGTCTTTTGTCTGATCCTAAGGACATGAATGCCTTGGACGTTATCCAAGTTAATCCAGATAGATTGCTTAGCCGGTTGCGGGCTGACGTAACTACTGATGCTGCTGATTTTTTCGTAAAAGTTCTGGAAGAGGAGCTCTTGCATCTTCAACATGGGTGGGCAGCGTTTGATCTTTTTGCCTCGACCGTACCAAAAGACCAAGTCACACCAGAAAATTTTAAAAATTTCTTTATTCGCCAAAGCGAGGAGATTGAAAACTCTCTCACTCTTGGTCAGATCCAAGAAGTTGTCGGTAAGTATGCAGGTATCGACACAACGGGTAAGACCAAGGAACAACTCATTCAAGAATTTGCACAGATCGCCGGTCGGCGTGGGCGTTTAGCAGAAGAATATCTGCGAACACTCATCCAACGCCGTATGCTCGGCGATATCACAGAGGATAAGGTTCGGAGTCTGACCCCCAACTCGGTTCTCCGTTCGTTGGGGATGATCAAGAATTGGCTAGGTAAGTTCGTTGGGGAAACAATCCCAAAGAAGTACGCTAACCAGACACCAGTCGAACGTTATTACACAGCCGTCTCCGATCTTATCTACGGGAACTCATTCGCAAAGATTAGAGAAGCTAGGGACGAACAGGGAACGGCTATTCCCGGTAAAGAAACTCTATCAGCAAGCACTGACCCAATGGCAGTTCGTAGGAGGTTCGAGCAAACGACCTACCAAAAAGAACTTGTTAAGAAGATCAACGAAGACTTTGGGCTGGGAAAACCTAGGGACGCCAGAAAAGGTGCGATATGGGCGAAGACAGTCGGCAGACTCATTGGGAAATTCCCAACATTTAAGCCGAACGAGGTCGAAGCTATTGTAGGGGAAGATATTCCTGACGCTGTTAAATTTTTTGATCCCAGCCAAGGTGCTGTGTTTACCACTTATCTCTATCAAAGGGCTTATAACTCGATGTTAGATGCTCGAGACAAACAAAGAAGGACTGGAATCTACGAAGCTGGGCGTGTCGACGTACCGGGATCTGTTGAACGGGCTCGGTTCCAGCCTTTATCGGAACAAATCAAGAAAGTGGAGAAACCCAAGGACGTAACTGCCGAAGCTACCGCAGAGGAAATTGCTTCAGAGCTTGAGGGTCAAGAAAGCGCAGCGGAAGAGGCAGCAAATAATATTGTTGCCCGCGATGCTGACGAAGTTGTTCAGAAGTATGCAGAGGTAGCGGGTAAACAAGCCGAGGAAGATCAATCGTTCGAAGAGATGATGGGTCCAAAAACTATTTCTGGAGAACTTACCGCTCCCGGTTTTAGCCCGTCGCAAGCAGCAGCGAGGAATGATCTATCGAAGGTGTTCGATCAACTGTTTTCGACCTTCTCTGAACAGGAGCAGGATGTATTCGACTTTCTATTCCGTGCAAAGGAGATGGAGAATCCCCCGACTCGTCAGGGAATCATGGCCAAGTATAACCTTGGGCATAGCCGTCAGTACGATAGGATCGTGGAGAGCGTACGGGAGAAGGTTGCCAATACCCTAGCTGAGAACAATATCTTTTCGACTGGTCAGTTGTCGGCTTCGGTTGATCCTTTAGGCTCTCCCGTCATCGGTAAACCCGACAGCAACAGTCTCGTAAGATTATCAAAACTTTATGATGAGTTCTTTAACTCCCGCGATTTAAAAGATATAATGCAAAATATCGCGGACGAAACAACACCGGTAGAAAAACCCTACAAAGACTTAGCAAAATATATAGTTGATAACCCCAGATGGGACTGGATTTTTAAGTCCGGAGAGACAAGTATATCGCCCGCTAATACGATTGCAGAGTACCAGAAGTTATATCCGGGTTCAACAAAGTTTACTGTAAAAGAAAACAAAAGGCTGGAATCAGAGACCCTCGCGTTTTATCTAGCAAAACCAGATAGAATCTTCCTGAACAAAAACTTATTGATTGCGGATTATTTAAGAAACTACGGCTACTCCGCCGACGATACAGAGTCGAAACGTAATTTTAATAATGAGTTAGCTTCCACTTTTCTCCACGAATTTATTCACAAGGGCACGTTAAGAATAGCTCAGATACACGAAGCGGTTCAAAACGCAATACTGGTTGACGGTGGCTACTCGTATCGGGCCAGAGACAAACGATACTTTTCTAGAGCTACTCCTAATAGGGGGGACAGTCTTCTTGATGTTTTAAACAAGCCCAGCGTACAGGCAAAACTAACAAAAGGAAAAAATAAAATAGACGAGCTTAATAATCTTTTGTCTGACTACGGCCCGTTACAAACATTTTTAGTTTTAGATAAAGTTGAGGATATTAAAAGCCTATACGCACAAGTTCTTTCCCGCGCTACCGTGAAAGCCAAACAAGACTTTTCATATGAGCTATCTGATTTTGAGGAATTCATGGCCCAAGCTTTCAATAACCCGAGATTTCAATCCTTTCTTGCTTCAATACAAGTTGAAGGTGGACCGACTGCATTTGAAAAGTTAAAAAAGTTTATTAAAGAGTTGTTCGAACTTATTTCGAAAGGAGCACCGGCTATATATACAGCGAAAGAGTTTGCTGAAGAGTCTATGCTAGCCAAAGTTTTACAAGAAGTGTCTAATTTAATAGAACTTCAACCAGGACAAGCTAGAATCTTAAAGGAAACAAAACTGGCCCAATCAGTCGTTTCTCAGTTGTCAGCCTCAGTCGACCCCATGGCCACTCAAGCTCTCAAGCGTAGTTTGCTGAGCGTTCCCGAAGATATATCTAGTCTTCTCAAAGTGAGGACTTACTTCCCGTACGAGAACAAGGAACTTCTCCAGAAGGCAAATGATTTCGTGGACGCTAACGCCGGCGAGAATGATATCTTCCAAGCCAAGATTGCTCTCGATCGAGCATCTGAAACTCAAGTCTCCAACCCTCAACGTATCATCACGTTGGCGGTAATAGGGAAGAGGCTGCAGGATGCGGTGTACGGCTTGGACCAGCAGATTAAGAAGGGCGGTAATACCCCCGAGCTGAGCGCTTTGCGCGATAAATACTCTAACGATCTTTACGATATCCTTTCAGTTGCGCAGGACATCCTCTCCGCTAGCGGGCAAGACCTGCAAGCGGGGCGTGTCTTTGCTAACCTATTCACACCGGAACAGATGGTTAATGTGTACACGAAGCCAATCAAAGACGCTCAGAAGAAGTTACTTGCGGCGAATGCCGAGATTATAAGACTAAGGGCTCTGATACAGGAATTAAAAAATGAGCTAGCAGCTAAGGCAGTACGTAAGGGTATAGGAGTTATTGCAACTCCTGGTCCAGAAGATAAGTTCTATGAATTTCTTGCTCTCTTCGGCGACCTCGAACCGAATGAGCAGGAGAGCTTCCAAGAATATCTAACTCGGATTGGTATTGATTACCCAGCTCTGATGGCAGAGTTGGAAACAAAAATCACAGCTTCAGTTGACCCAACCACAAAGGCTAGCCCGCTGCCAAAAGATTTAAGAAACCTAAACGCTAGGGAAGCCATTAGGCAACTTGTGGGTCTAGACAAGAACTTCTTCTCGAAGCTTGTTAACCTGCGGATAAAGACCGGAGCGGTAGCCACAACGGCAGAAGTTGCGACGGCACAAATAAATAAGGGACGCTCCCAAGTTTCCAGGAAGAGCCGTCCAATTGAACTCCAAACGGTGTTCGACTTTTTCAACACAACAGAATCAGAGAAGCCGACATCGGAAGAACCGATCGAGAAAGATTCTCTTCCTCTGATGGTACGTCTTGCCAAGTACGCTTCCGATTCAGTTACCGATAGGGTTCTCAAATCTCTAGGCATGGATAAGAAGACAACTCCGAAGGGTCTCTTTGACTCAATGGAGAGGCAGGTTCGCAAGTACGTGAATGCTCAGTTCCGAGAAGAGATGGATCCCAAGAAGACGGCTATAGAAGATACCCGCACACCGGAGCAGAAGCTCACGGATCTAGTCGAGAGGATTGGGCTAGCTGAACAAATCTTTAACCAGACCAAGGCAAATCTCCAAGCTAGGCTGGACGAGGACACAAGACTCCGGGCCGCAAAGGTTGAGGGGCAGATGTCAGATGCCGACAGGACTGCTCTTCAAGCGGCAGTCAATAGAACTTTCGATGTTGGTAAGATTGTGGCTACCGCCAAAGAAGTAAGGCAGCTTGTTGATTTCAAGGCGGAAGCTCGTAAGCATATCAGCCAACGGGGAGCTACAGTAGGCTCGCTAAGTCGGCTTATCAAAGAGAAGCTACCAAACTTAAACGACGCCCAAACAAAAGTTTTAGCTGATCTGATCACGGCCAACTACAACAGGCTTGTGAAAGATTCGGGAGCAAGCCAACTCAATAATATTTTGAAACGGTCACTCACCAAAGCATCGAAGCAACCCAAAAAAGAAATCGATCAGATGCTTGAACTTATGAACATTGGGGCGTTTGACGAAGAAAAATTTTATAATGCCATCTCGGAGCGTTTTGATCTCCCTGCTTGGGACGAAGCTGTGGTCGCAGAAATTAAGAAGCGGGGAGAAGCGGTACAACGGTTACCCCAAGGGTCTGATCAACGGACTGTCGCAGCGCTTCAGCTAAAGGGCTTTATCGCTCAGAACTTGGCAGAGCAAGCTAAGGGTTACGCAAAGGCTGGGTATGTTTTGGATGTTATGAGTTCCGTGTGGAAGGCCGGAGTGTTGTCCGGTTTCGGAACGCAGTCTGTCAATTTGTTGTCGACGGGTGGTAATGTTGGACTAGAGCTTTTAACATCTGCGATTGGGTACGCAGCAGCTTTGAATGTGGATAACAAGATTAGAGCTAATCCTGGAAGATTTATATACGACGTTCTTATGACGTATTGGGATAACTTAGGCCGAGTTGCGCCTCAAGAAGCTATGGATGCTTTCGCCACAGGTTTTGGTAGGCTTCGTTCTGAAAACCAGAAACAGCTAACTACGCTAGACTCTTTCTCTATCGACTCTAATTTACCGAAAGGTGCGAAGGCTACTGCCAAGTGGTCATTAAATAATTATCTTGCGTTATGGAAACTGGTGGGCAGAGCAATGGCCGCAGCTGATACGTTTAATGCGAGCATCGCTCACGAAGCTAAGTTGCGGATGCAGATGAGATATCTTTTAATGTCAGAGAAGAACATGAGTCCTAAACAGACTAATGAACTTATGAATAATCTTTTCTCGGCTGACAGCGACATGATGAAGGGTATTAGGGAACAAGTCGCGAGGGAAGCAGGGGCTGATCAGTTCGGAACTCTCGACGGTTTAGAACCTAAGTCTTTGGCTTACCGAGTTCAGAACAGAAAGATTGAAGCAGGTAAACGTAGGCGTATAGCTCAGTTGAGGGAACAAGCGATCGCCACAGAAGTTGGTGGGGAAGATGCGGATGAAACCATAAAGGGGATTAAAAAGTTTACGGAGGTCGCGACGTTTAATAACGATCCTACGGGGGGACTTGGTTGGATTGGTGATGCGATCGCGAGGATAGGTAATAGATTTAAACTGGCTGCACCGTTTACTTCTTTTACTAGAACTGTTGCAAACGTTGTGAACTCCAGCCTTAACTATACGCCATATGGTTTTGCCCGTATGGCTGGTTTTTCTTTCGGGAATTTAGCTGGGAATATGGGGAGTAAGTACGAGTTTAAATCCCCAGAGGGAGTGGAGTTTTACAAACTTCAAGCTCAGGCGACAATGGGGACGATAGCACTTTTAGCCTTGGCGTCTTTGTTTTTTAAAGACATGAAAGACCCTTGGGACAAAGCGGACTTTGCAGTAACCGGTCTCGGACCGTCGAACAAGAATAAGAGAGATCAATTGAGAGCATCTGGGTGGGCTGAGAATTCTGTGAAGATAACGACTCCGCTGGGACCGCTTCAATTCAGGCATTCCGATATTCCTGGATTGAGCCTTGTGCTTGGTGGTCTCGGTATGTTGTCGGACTCTATCCGTTACGGCTCTATGAGCGACGAGGATGCGACTACACTAGCCGCATATACCGCGGCTTCACTCGGTAGCGTGGTGTTCGAAAAGAATATTCTATCGGGTGCCAAGAGCTTGTTTGATATCCTCAAACTTAAGGAAGATCCAGTCGCAGCGTTACAGAAGGGAGCCGGCCAATACGTTGGTGGTATTACAAATCCGGGGTTATTTAAATGGTTAAGTCAGACCGTGGGGGTTAACGAACGGGGGATGGTAGAGCAGATTGACTACCGCAAACTGAATAGCACGGTTCCCGGATTCTTGCTTGGCTTAACCCCCGTGGCTATTAAAGTTGGGTCGCCCAGACTTAATCGCCTAGGCGAGCCAGTTGAGGAATATCCTTGGGCTGCTTCAACGAAGCGGATTGGTTTCTTCCCCGAAGTTAAACCACATCCAGTACTCTCGCCTCTTGTTGGCGCCGATCTCTTTGTTCCGGGGATAAGTCGTCTGACAAAGATCAACGTCTACCGAAAGGGGAGGCCAGAACAGGTGCGGGTCGACGTAACCGAAGATACTTACTACGATTATGCTAAGTACAACGGGCAGTACCTTAAGCGAGTTCTCACCCCGATTAGAGCTAGGAGTCTAGCGAATCGGGCTAGGGTTGATAGAGAGGGTGCACAAGATGAATTACAAGATCTCGCACAACAAGCTAAAAAGTATGCCGTGGATAGGATCGAAGCCCAGATTAGAACGAAGGGCCTAGGCCAATAAACTGATAGATCTTAGCCGGAACGTAAGAGAACAAGAACCCAAAGACGAAGATGAAACCGAAGTACCCACAGGCCCAGATGAAGAAAGCCACATATGTCCAAGGACACAAGAGCCCCCGAAGGATTGCCAGTGGGACCTTCGTGAATAGGTTAACAACTACTTGGTCTAGCGGGGTTACGTCGGGGCTTGGTTTATATCTTCTCATAATTGAGGGGTCTTTCTTGGTTAGGGGTTTGGGGCTGGACTGTCCAGTCTTTTTGTAGGAGATAAGAGAGTATGCCTTTAGGTAGAAAAACCAAACCAAAAGACGCTTGTTATAACAAGGTCAAGGCTCGGTATAAGGTCTGGCCTTCAGCCTATGCCAGCGGGGCATTGGTTAAATGCCGTAAAGTCGGGGCGAAGAACTGGGGTAATTCGAAATGAAATGGTGGTGGTCGATCCTCATCCCGGCGATTGCTTTAGGTATGAGCGGGTGTTGGGAGTTTGAGGAAGAGGGTTGGTCAGATTGGAATTCGACTGAGCCAACACTACAACATGCACAAGATGCGATGAGGACTTAACATGGGCTTTGAACTCGAAAAGAAATACGGTCTTCATGGGTGGTTCAAACGGAACAAAGGCAAGGGGTGGATCAACTGCAAGACCGGAGGTCCTTGCGGAAGATCAGACTCGAGCAAGGGTGAATATCCTGCATGCCGTCCTACTGCCTCGATGTGCAATAGGTCTGCCAGTAAGAAGAAAGGTCCGGCTAGGATAAGTTGGACTGGATTAGGAAGAGGAAAGAAATAATATGGCTGATACATTCACAGACGCAATCGATGCACGATCAGAGGGACGCCCGATGTTTTCGCAGGAAGGTCTTGATATTCTTAGGACGTTCGAAGGATTCCGACCAGACGCTTACTATGACCTAGATAACAAGAAGAAAAAAGGAAAGCTCACCGTGGGTTATGGGTTCACGGATAACGATATCCCAGACTTGCGCCCAGGATATAGGATTGATAAGGGAAGAGCAGAACAAATGTTACCCGACCTTATCAACAGGAAATACGGACCGAGCGTTCTCGATAGCGTTAAAGTTCCGTTGAACGACCAGCAATACAGCGCACTTACAAGTTTAGTCTACAACATTGGGCCGACAAACTTCGCCAAAAGTACGTTGCTCAAGAAGCTTAACTCCGGAGACTTCGAGGGGGCAGCCGAACAGTTTAGGGTTTGGAACAAGGCAGGTGGTAAAACCTTAGGGGGTCTAGTCAAAAGACGGGAAGCAGAAGAAGCTTTGTTCAACGGGGACACTCAAACTTTAGGAGCGATACTGGAGCAACAGAAATTTGGAATGCCTAAACTTGGTAAAGATTTATCCGAAGCTACTACCCCTATGCCAGACTTCCCGGTTATGACCCCCGAAGAAACGGGTGCAGCGACTGCGGAGAGGATAGCTCAAGAAGTTGGGATGACACCCGAAGAGCGTGGGGTTGCGGCGGCAGAGAAGATTGCCAAAGGTATTGAGCAAGCGGCAGCAGAAGAAGCAGCCGCTGATATCAAACCGAATCAATTCAACATAGAGCAATTCACAAAACTTTTGGGTGGCCCAAAGAAAAAGAAAGACGAAGAGGAAGAGACGATACCATTCGCAAGTAGCGTAAGCTTTAGCGGGAACCTTCCTAACATACCCTCTGGTCTACCTAGGACTTCGGGGCTTGGACGGAGGACTGGCTGATGCCAATAGGAAGACCGAGTAAGGAAGACATGCCATGTAATAGGCCACGGCCTTCGTGGATTGCAGGCAAGAAGCGTGTGGTCAAAGCATGCCAAGACGGCAAGGAAAAGATCGTGCACTTCGGAGCCAAAGGCTATGGCCATAACTATTCCCCAGCTGCTCGTAAGTCTTTCAGAGCTAGACACAACTGCGCTAACCCAGGAACCAAGTTAAGCGCTAGGTACTGGGCTTGTAAGAATCTTTGGGCGGGTCCAGGGGGATCAACTCAAGCTAGTCCGTCGAACCGACGAGGAAAATACTAGGTTGCCAAACCAAGGTTAAAACAGTAGATACAAATTTATGTACGGAACGAAATCAAGTAAGAAACTCTCCCCGATGAAACAGATAAAGGGTTCTGGTTTAGGGAGACAGGGTTACTCGGCACAGCCCCAGAAGGTACCGAAAGGTATGGCTTCACAACCGATAGAACCAGCCACGCTAAGAATGAAAACGGGAAAACAGTCGAAGAAGATTTTGGTCCCGAAGCAAGAAACAAAAAGCATTGGCTACTAAGGGGAACATATGCCATTAGGACGTAACGTGTCGAAGAACATCAGCGAACTATACGCTGACAATAAGAAGAGCGGTAAAGCAAAGGGTGCGATGGGAAAGCCCCGAAGCAAAGCCCAGATCATTGCGATTGCTTTGACAGCGGCGGGTAAGTCCAAGAAAAAATGAGCGAACAATATTACATACGTGATACGTCTATTCATCCCGCTTCTGGGTTTGTTTACAAGGACGCCGACACTCAGCAAGTAATTAATGCTGGTAGTTTTGCGGATCTAATTGCAGCGGTTGTTCAGCACCGAAGGAACAACCAACTAGAAGTAGATGCTAAGATTGTAGACGCAATCCATGCTTATCTTTGTGCGATGAATAACAATGGGCCATGCGCTAAAGGAACACGGGGACTTGGTGATTTGGTGCATACGGTGGCTCAGCCGATTGCTTGGGTAATTGACAAAGCTTTCGGAACAAATGTGCAGGGATGCTGGTCTTGCGGTGGTCGTCGTGATGTTTTGAATAAGGTCGTTCCGTTTAATAAATAATTTGCTAGTTGGCCACTAGCCAACTACGTTTTCTATATGAATATTGAGGGTGTGAAAAAACCCGTGAAGTATTCTTCTTGGTTCAAGAAGGAAGCCACAAAAATTTCCAAGCTACGTAAGGATGTTGATGGGCTGAGAGTCGAACACCAAGCCGTGCTCCAAGACATTGAAGATGGCGAGGAGTACGCCAAGGATCTAGAGTCAGCGATCACTCAACTGGATCAACAGGTAACAGCATCGAGGCGGGAGCTGGCTCGCAGGTTTGCTACCTACGATTCCAACTTCCGCCACGATGCCATACTAGATCCTAGTCTTTTAGACTAGGGTACTTGAATACTTGCTTCTTGCCCGGCTTGGGCGAAGCTTTCTTCTTGCCCCAATCAATAGACTGATAGTTCTTATAGAACCGATCAGACATATTCCGAGGGGAATCACCTTTACCATTTTGCATAGACTCGAATGTAACATCGCCTCGTTGTCGAAGCGAGTCATAACTAATGTCACTCATACTGTTTCCTCCTTACGGAGTTCGTAGTAAAAGCTATCGGTGTCTTCAGTCACCCACTTATCACTCTGGTTCTCCACAGATGGCAACTCGGTATCAACCTTAAATTGCTTGAGGTTATCTGGCAACTTCTTTGTCACCCAATTCGAATCTCGCCAGAAGATTCGATTGTTTGGCATGCAAAGCAAAAACCCGTCGTCTGCAGCAAACACATGGCCGCACTTGTAGTCGGACGGTTCGTCGCTGTACGGATTGTTGTACCAATCAACCGTAAACAAGTATGTGCCCCATACCGTAGTCGCATCCCGTAGTAGGATCTGTGCGCGATGGTAGGCAAGGAAGCTATACTCTGTAACGGTTACGTTTTCGCTGAAGCAATCCCAAAGCTGTTTGTAATTGAATGGGATGTCCGTCGTTGGCTCGTGCGTATATATCTCAGATATGGGCACACGGCTTCGCAACATTCCAGAGTCAGTCATCACATGGAAGGTTAGAATTGTTCCGGCACAAGACTGCAAGGCGAACACATAGACTCCGTAGAACTCTGTGTCCTCTTTGTTCTTTGTGAAGAACGACTTCTTAACCATAGCTTTGAAGCTTGGTATGTTTTCGTTTAGCGTTGCCATTAGTTCTCCCAAGGTAGGTTATGGTTTTGTTTCATATTCAAATATGTCCTCCTTTATAAGAGCCTTAAGTTCTTCCGACTGGGAGTCGTAGATCTTGGGGCCAACGGTTGAGAAGTTATCATTGAGACTACCTATGCAAGCCTCTTCTCTATCGGAGAAGGGGATCTGAACATAGATCGACTCGTTGAATATCGAGTGAGTGTTCGTCTCCTCTGTGCTTAAGGTCCCCAATACCTCACCGCTAGTTGATACCACAACGGGACCGTTGGTTACCCATTGAGCATTTTCCGTCACGGAACTTAGGAGGGAGACCGTTGAGAAGTCTCCCGTTCTAGTTCCGGATTCGTTACTGATCGAATCAATCAATGCTTCGTTGGCGTTAAGGATACCGAGGTATCCATCTCCGTCCTCGCCCCGAGCGACGAGCGCCGAGGAGAGGAGGACTACTCCAACGAGAAGTCTGCTAGCTTTAGTTCCCATGCTTCGTCTCCATTCTCGAGCTCGAACGATTCGAATTCCTGGTGCGCGGTCTCCAATAGTTGTAGAGCTCGGTTCATTTTTAACTTAGCAATATCAGGAGTGAAGTCATCCATGACCTCAACCCCATGCACCTTTAGTATCATCTGAGTCAACGGGTTGTACACCTTTTCCATGAAGTCAGGATCTTCCTCGGCCACCTTGGCCAAGACTCCGATCCCGATCATGCCAAGAGCAATAGCGTCTGTGGTTGTCACGCCTTGGCCTCCCGCATGATTGCCTCGTGAACCTCGCTGGCCAACGGAGCCTGCATGGCTTCCATCAACGCAGTCGGGGCATCGTATTCCATATCAACTATCACCCCGCCTCTGACCGTCCCGCTATAGGGAACGATGTACGAGTCATCTGCAAACACATATAACAATTCACCTTTAACTTCTTTCATTAGCATGTCCTCCACATTCCGATCACAGCCC